CGCCTCAGTCATTAGCGGGTGATATACACCACACGCACCTTCCCAAGGTTCAGAGCGTTCTTCAATCTTTAGCCCAAGCAACTCAAGCCCATCAACGTAAGTCTGCATCCAGTCTTTGCGACTTGACACATCATCCTCATAGTCCCCTGCTAACTCACTGGCAATGGACTGAAGCTCGCTGTCATCCATGTCTTCAGCCAAATTTTTACTAAAATCTTCCTCGGCTTCTTCGGCGGTAAACGTAAGTATTGGCTCACCATCTAACCCAATTGTTACTGACTCTGGGTTTTCAATCTCAATCTCAAGCGCAGGCTCATTTTGATTCATTTGGTCTAGTGCTTCAAGACCTTGAGGAGCTGCATATAAACTCTTTTCAATTGCCATGATATTTAACCTTTACGCTTTGCTATATTTGTTTTGGGGTTGTACGCAAACTGCGTAGCCGGAACACCTGTCTTCTTTGACGCTCTATCTTTAGCCCGTTCTTCAGCGGTCATCATGTTTCTTGCCATACCTTCAGCAGTATATGTTTTGCCATCAGCTTTTAAATGACCGCGTTCTTGTAAGATTTTAATTGCAGAGTCTCTGTTGCCCACCTGTGCAGCCAACCGATCTATTAACTGATTACGTCCCATAAACTTCTGCGTAGCCATATCTACTCCTAATAGTATGCCGCTTTACGCCGGTAGTTATATACAGGGTTATCTTCTGGCTCATCACTTGGTAAACGTATAAACCCGCCCTGCCTGAACCGCATTAGTGCTAGTGTTGTGGAGTCTACCAAGTCGTCGTTAGCCCCGCTTGGAAAATCGTTGCACTCTTCAACAACCTCTTTAGCCCATCTGCGGTCAGGACACCACACAATCCCAGAAGCAAACAAGTCAGACACAGCGTTAACCCTACTAATTTTATCTTGTCCTTTGCCCGGTGTGAACTCACCCACCGGCATCCCCATACGCCTTAACTCTTGATATAGGGCTGCACCGTTAGATTTCTTCTCTACGATAAACGAATCTGGTTCCCACTCTTTGTATTCTTCAATGCAAAGTTTTTTTAATTCTGGAAACTCCATGCGTTTTTTGATGGAATTAAGCAAAATAATGTTGAAATTCTTGGTTTCTTCATTAAAAAACACACCCCAGACCGTCAAGGCGTTGTAGTCGGCTCTATTGTTAGTTTCTTGGGCGGCATCAAGCGCCATAATTGTAAATTCGCATTCAGGAGGGTCGTCTTTATCCCAAATCTGCCACCACTCCCTCTTAATTAGCGCACCTTCCTCAGAAGTTGGCTGTTGCATGTACTGAGCGTTCCAATACCGTATATCTAGGGCTGCTTTTTTAGATAAAAGCTCATCTACGTCCCAAAACTCAGGCCAAAGCGCTGTGCCATCATCTTTAATTGCAGGAAACTCTACTACTTCCCACTTATCTACGTCATCATTGCGGTCCATCTGGGTCACAATCTGCCCAGTCAGGTCAAGTTTTGACCATCGTGTCATCACAACAATAATTGCGCCGCCCGGCATAAGACGCTGGAGAGGACCAGACTGAAACCACTCCCAAGCAGGAAGAAATACGTCGGATCGCCCAGTTTTTGCTTCTTGCTCAGAGTGAGGATCATCAATAATAAAAAGATCAGCTCCCCTACCAGCAAGAGCGCCACCCACACCGATAGCAAAATACTCTCCATTGAAGTTTGTACCCCAACGTGATGCTGATTTTGAGTCGGCTTGCAGTTCTACCTGCGGGAAAATGTCTTTATAAGGCTCTGAACCCACGAGGTTACGCACTCTACGACCAAAATTGACAGCAAGATCAGCCGTATGTGAAGACATAATAATCTTCTTCTGAGGGTACTTCCCCAAGAACCAAGCTGGAGCGAGGTATGAGATAAGTTCAGACTTGCCATGACGGGGAGCAATGTTAACAATAACGCGCTTCTTCTTTCCCGCAGCAATTTCCTCAAAGATTTGAGCAAGTTTAAGGTGATGTGGGCCAACTTTGTATCCCGGATAGACATGCTTAACAAAGTCTAAGAACGAATCTTTAGCTAGAGCTTGTGTTAGTTGTTGTTGGTACTGTTTTAACAGTTCAGCAGTGCGCCGTTTCTGTTTATCCGGCATGGTTGGCAAAGCTAACCGCAATTTCATGAGGTCTTCTGGTGATATTTTACTCAGCAAACTCATTCTTGACGCGCACCAAATACAACTTCTCGGGCTTCTACGTCAATAACTTGGCTCTCAATACTAGATAGAGTCTCTAGCAATTCTTTCTCTACTTCTTCAATAGGCTGAATCCTAACAGTCACCTCTGTGCGCTTCTTAAACGCATCCACGCCATCAACTTCACCCAGCTTAGAGAGGGCAATAACTCGTGTTTTGGGGTCTCGTGCATTCTCTACCTCTGCAATCAGCTTGTTGACCACATACATCTTTAGATCAGCAAGATCGTCTACCACGGAGATATTCATCTGCGAGACCATTCCAGCAAGAAAGGCAAGCGTCTCATTAGGGTATTTAGCAAACTCAGGGCGATGACGGGGGTTCTCAATCATTTCACGAGCTAAGCCCTCGGCTTGATCTACGTTTTCTTTGTTTGGTTCAAGAGTTTGTCCCGTGAAATCAGATAGCAGCTTAATGACGTTAACCCGCATTGTTAATTCTTGGGCGGGAGTCAGTTCCGGAAAGGCTTCCGAAGCGCTTCTTGGTAGAGGAATGTTCTCCTCAATTTCAGGTACAAGCATAGTCATGTCTGCCGGTTGGATTGCAGTTGAGTGAGTATAACTTTATTTGATAAATATGCAAGAAATAAATAGGGGGAGGTTGGGACTCCTGACGGGGGGTGTTTTTATATAGAAGTTAGGCAAGTTATGGGAGATTAATAACATGGGGGTGGGGGTATCAAATAGTTAACACTACTAGGTTTAACTTAGGAAGATTGGGAAATATTTTGAAAAATATAGAATGGTTTGTGTAGATTATGGGGTATGGGGTGAGGGGGAGTCCCATCTGACCATCTGGGGGGTGGGGGTGGCGATATAGCCACAGTACGATTTTGTCGCCCAGTACGCTTAACGCAAAATTTTAAGAAAAAATCGGACACGGCCTGATCAGTCTGGGCGGCCTAACCCAGCGCATCGCCCTGGTGACTTTGTGACAATGCACCAACGCCAACGCCTAGCCAAAGGTCTACAGTACTCAAGATTATTAGTTAGGCGTGAGCGCGTGAGCGCGTCAATGTTATATAGCGCATGGTTATATCTAGCCACGCCTATATAAAAACAAAATAGTTAGGATATGTACAGTTATGCTTTACCTATGGCATAATTGAGAGGTGCAATTTGCACATAACCATTTAAGGATTTAATCAATCATGAGTAAACGCAAACCCCCAGTAGTACAGCAAGAGGTAGTACAGCAAGATGCAGTCATTGAAATACCTCAGGAAGTTGTAGATCAATACAACGCTGAAGTTAAAACGGAAACAAAGGCTATTTATACCCCCAGTTCAATTAAAGACTTAGGCTATCGTATAGCAAGTACAGTGTCTACGCTCGAAAACCAAGCACGTTGGGCTATGGTTCACATAGCAGGTATCGTTGAGGGTAAGGTAAGTTCAGAGGATAGAGCGGCATACGATAGCGGCACAATGCTAAAGTTTGCAGAATTGAACCCTGATCAACGCTATATCGTCACTACAGATAACCTCTATATCCCTGAAACGGATGGGGCGTTAGCAATGTGTGTCGAAAAGGGTATCAAGTACCATACTGAAGTTCTAAATATTTATACTTGCATGGGTGAGTCGCAGCAAGCCTATGGTAAGCATAAAGAGTCTAACCCTAGCTTACACGGTATCTATGGGGCTATGAGAACTGATTGGTCTAACTACCGTGGCAAAGCATGGGCGGCTCTTACTAACAAGGTCAAAGAGTTATCAGAGGGCAAAGCCAAACGGGTAGCGCAGGCAAACGACTTTGAGGTACGCTGCAGCAAAGGTTTTGATGAACTGGATAAAGGCGTTAAAAACGCATTTAAACGTGGCGACCATACTGCTATTGAACCTCGCTACCTTGCAGCTAAGGCGGCATTTTGGGAAACTTGGAAGGCATACAAAGCCTAACTAACCCCTAGCAGTATCTTGCCCCAGTCGAAAGACTGGGGTTTTTTTTCGCCCAAAATTTCCGTGTGTTGTTTTGCAACGCTGTGGCTGCCACGCCACGGCTATCCCGCAGGGGCGGGATACCACCAGTTCCCACCGTCGAGCGCGTGCAAAGCTGTGTGAGCGTGCCGTCATCTAATGGAAGCTAAACTGAAGTCACGCATCATCTAATGGAAGCTAAACTGATGGTGCTAAATAGAGGTCTTGTGGTGTGAAGATGACTAATTAGGGCGTTTTAGTTTTTAACATCACTGGATGTGATGTTAACTTATTTTTTTGCGCTTGTCAACACTTATTTTGTAGGTGTTTACCCTCGCTTTGTTCCACTTTTTGCGTTCCAGTTCTATAAGTACAGTTAGCGATGGAACACGTTTTTGCCTTATATATCATGTACTTACGAGGCATGTTCCAATGTTCCAACGTTTTGAAAGTGAATGCCAAAGACAAAGTGGTTTTTGCAAAAAGAAGTTAGGCGGCAAATGCAAAATAGCATCTCACAACTAAAGTCCAAAAACGTTGTTCAATTCTGCATATACTCTAAAAAACATGGAACATTGGAACATCGTATATTTTCTACTACTACTACTACTATTTATTAATAAATAATATATATATATCAAGCACTTACCTTTTCCCCTCCCCCTCATTTTTCATGTTCCACGTACCATAAGTCAAGTTTCAAATTGGAACTTCACCGGAACCTTGGAACACAGCCCTAACCCCTGCTAAATATAAAACTAATGCAACTCCCTAGCACCAAACATACACATCACCAAGCACATACATACACAACAACAAACACAGCTTGCCATGCTTGCCATCACTTTGAAACCGTACCCAAACTATTTATTCTCAAACCCTTGTACCAAACGTAAAGTTATGTTATACTTATATAATGGTAGAGCAAAAAATAAACAGCTCTATCTGCGCTGTACCACTCGGCGCTAATTAGTACTCTTAACGATGTATGACCTCTAATTAAGGGAGAGCAGCACATGGAAGTCAACTACAAGCACTGCAAGACTGCAAGGGATCAGGAAGTACTGCAGCAAGTAGAGCAATGGTTCAAAGGGTTCGATGCAGGTTTATTTACTTACCTGTCATACGTGCCTAGCGACAAATTGTTTTGGACACAACGCAATGACGGTAAGTACAAGGCTTGGCATTTGTCGTACTTTGAGTTCGTTAAATAAACATCTCACTAACATTAGATTACTACTGGAGAACACCATGCAATCACCTAAAGATTTAATGCAAGACATAGCAGCTAACCACTTTGCTCAGGCTCGCGCCGCTGCAATCCAACCTCAGTCTGTCTTTATCCTTTATTGCTCAGACTCAACTGACCCAACTAGCAAGTCACCTATCGGTGCTTACATCCATAGATCAACTGCCGAATACGAGATGCACCTCATGATCCAAGGCGATGACTATGACGTTGCTAGTGGCAAGACATGGGTCAACGACCACAGCTACACCATCCAAGAAGTCAAGCTGTCCCGCCACAAGGAGTTTTAATCATGGATGAATTACTTGACCAACATGCAGTAGGTATCTGCCTGCAATGCGGCG